GTAACACCCAATGTCATACCTCTTGGGAACGATATGTACACTGCCGCCTCTCCCTCAAATCCTAGAATAAATAGCTCGCAGACTCCTACTTACGCACATTCAGGGCCCAAGATACAGGGAGTCTAATATTTACAGACACTTAGACCCCAAAGTTACCCCCTATAACCATTATTATAGGGGGTAAAATTCTAAATTTAGCCATTATTAGGGGGGTAAAATTCTAATTTAACCGGGGGGTGGGGGTCGGTCGCTATCTAGATTTAAGGTACTTAGGAGCTAAATTTTTTTTTAAAAAGGACCCCAAGACCCCTAGACACCCAGAAAATAGCCCCAAGAAACCCCATACTTTTGTATCTCCATATCCAAAAAAACCTATTATTTTGACAATTTTGGCGACTTGGACTCTAATATGGTTTATGGAGCAAAAAACCTCGAAAATTGACCGATTTTATGCCTATTTTTCCCGAGCATATCTCTCCTTTTTAAAGAGATTTTGTAGAAAAAAGTACCTTTTGATGCAGCGAAAGGAAGAGAAAAAACTCCTCATTTTCCAGCTAAAACGCTCCATCTCTACCAATGTGAGATACCGAAATTTGGTAGCTAGAAGAGGCCAAAAACACCTAGATTTCACTCCCCAAATTGAGCAACAAAAATTATTCCTAAACGATATAGAATCCTCGACACTCGATGATTTTGAAACTGTTGCCTCCTCTTGGATTGCAAAACTAGGATGCGTGAAATAATGGAAATAAAAGAAACCCGATGGAGTAGAATCCCAGATTATGACAAGGTAGAAATAACCAAAGAGCTTTTTTCTGCTGATGTCCCTTGGGGTCTTTACAACATGGTGCCTGAATCTTTTAGAAAGGCACTTTATCTCATTGATCCTCGATGGATGTCCTGGAAAGAAGAGACCCTTGCTAGAAAAGCTAAGGTATCAGATAGAGATGAGAATTTCAGGCTGGCTTTCTGGACTGAATACAATACTTGTAAGGATCTTGGGAAGAAATTTGCTATTCATCGTGTGATGGCCGGAGTCTGCTCCCCCTATTACTATAAAAACACGATTCTAAAAAAGCCCATTCTCATGGCATATATGGTTTACCCCCCAACGGACTATCTCGTTTTTATGCAGAATATGCTGTATAAGGGGCAAAAAAGGATGCAAGAGGTTATGTCGGCCTCTGCGGTTGAGATAGTAAGGAATGATAAAGGCGAGGTTATTGATACTAAGGTTGATATGAAGCTTGCCAACTTACAACTAAAAACCTNCGCCCTTATCGACAACCGAGTCANAGGTGCCATAGTTCAAAGAGTCAAGGTTGAGCAGAAAAACCTAAACGTTAATGTTACCCCTGACCAGATTGCAGATGCCGCCCCCAAGACACTAGGTGATATCGACAATCAGATTAGTCAGATTGATAGAGAGCTCTATCGAGATAGAGCTGAGATAGCCAGGGCAGACAAGATCCTTGGAAGCCACACCCACAATAAATCTGAGAGTGAAAATGACATTGCCCTTGGGTTAATTGACGACAAACGAGACAAGGACAAAAAGCATTGAGTAGAGTTGACGATCTTATAATGAAGAGGAAGTTACTTGAAGCGAGAAAGACTATCGTGGAAAGAGAGCTCCCCCATCTCTATAAGTTTAAATTTTATAAATGGGCCAGAGACTTTTTTGACTCCAAGAACAAAATAACTCTGCTATGTGCCGCAAACCAAATATCTAAATCCTCAACTCAAATGAGAAGGATGATTGACTGGGCCACTGATGACAGTAAGTGGGAAGAGTTATGGCCTACCTCAGTCCCCAACCTCTTTTGGTATTTCTACCCCTCGAAAGAAGTTGCCACTATGGAGTTTGAGAAAAAGTGGATGCAGTTTATGCCCAACGGATCCATGAAGAGTGATGATAAATATGGTTGGGAAGTGGTCTATGATAAGAGGTTTATAGATAAAATCAACTTCAAATCTGGCATCACGATTGACTTCAAGACATATAACCAATCTGTCCATAACCTCCAATCCTCCACAGTATTTGCCGTAGCATGCGATGAAGAATTACCGGAAGATTACTATGACGAACTTATGTTTCGCCTTGCTGCCACGGACGGCTATTTTTCTATGGCATTTACAGCTACTATTGGCCAAGAGATGTGGTGGCGAGCAATGGAGTGCATTGGGAAAGAAACCGAATTTCTCCCTGAGGCCCATAAAATCCAAGTATCCATGTATGATTGCCTTCAATATGAAGATGGGTCAAAGACTCCATGGACCGAGAAACGAATCGAGGATATTACAGGAAAGTGTAAGTCAAAGGCCGAAGTCCTTCGAAGAGTCTACGGTCGCTTTGTAAAAGAGGGAGGGAAAACATATCACACCTTCGACCCCACGGAGCATTATATAGAAGAAGATATGTCTCTTGTTACGGATTGGCATAAATACGCAGCAGTAGATATTGGAAGTGGGGGGAGTGACGGACACCCAGCTGCTATTATATTTGTAGCAGTAAAGCCCGACTTTAGTATGGGCATTGTCTATAAGTTATGGAGAGGGGACGGTATTCAAACAACTTCTGGAGATATCTACCAAAAGTTTGCAGAGTTACGAGGTGACGATCTTCTCACTAGGCAATGGTATGATTGGGCCTCTGCTGATTTTAATGCCATAACAACCAGACTCGGAGATCCGTTTGAGAAGGCCAATAAGTCGCACGACCTAGGAGAGTCTTTACTCAATACTCTCTTTTCCAACAATATGCTTAAAATATTTAATAATGAGGAAGGGAGAAAACTTGGGTCTGAGCTAATAACTCTCCAAAAAGCTACCCCAAAGACCAAGGCGAAAGATGACCTTGTAGATGCTTTGAGATACTGCGTAGTCGAGATCCCCTGGGATATGAAAAAGATAGCCTCTAAAAGAAGAGGCAAAAAAGTTGAAACTTCATTTCAATTACCTCAAAATGAAGATGAATGGAATAAATACCACGATGATATGCGAGAGAAAGGACGAAACCCTAGTAAATCAAAAGATTCTTGGGAGTTTAATAGCGAAATTGAGTTTTGGAATGGACAGTATTAATGAGTAAAATTGAAAATCCAACCCCGTATACAGCAGAAGAAATATGCAATATTATAAAATCCTGTAGCAAAAATGGGGTTTCAGACCTAAAAATGGGTGAAATAGAGATAAATTTTGAAAAAACCTCGCAAATTGAGACAAAACCCAACGATTTTTGGGAGAAACCAACTCAACCCACTACATACAAGACAAACAATAAATCGGGTGCGTCTACTTTAGAACCTCTTGAGCTAACATCGAGAGATATGGAAGAGATCGAGGAACTAGAAAGAGCGCAACAGGCCATAGATGACCCTGTTGGTTTTGAAGAGGCCATCATAAACGATTTTATAAGTGAAGAGGCAACCGATGAAGCTAATGGATATAGCTAAACTAAATAGTTTGTACGAAAAATCAGATCAGGTTGATAAGGATGACTTCGCAGAGAAGAGATCCAATATCCTCTTATGCTCTGGAGATCACTATAATCGACGATCTCCCCAAGGATTTTCGAGAATCCGAGAACCCCAGCAAAACACATCCACTAAAAAGCTAAGACTGGTAAAAAACCATACGTATCGCGTGGTGAAAACTTATGCCAATGCTATTATCTCAAAATCTCCAGGTGTAAGACCTACACCAAAGAATGATACGGAGATGCAAGATCGAAAAGACGCTGAGTTAAATAAAAGTGTCTGGGAAGATATTAAAGATAGACATAAACTAAAGAGAAAGTTTTCCGTATATGCACATGAGTTTGTCGAAGTCGGAGAGATTGCCGTCAAAGTATTGTGGGATCCAAGCAAAGGATATATCCAAGGCTACAACCCTCTTGAAGAGGAAGACGGCCATGGAAATGTAGTACAAGTGTTAGATGAAATGGGGCAACCAAAACCTGACAAGACAAAACCTGTCTACTCAGGTGATTTTGTCTTTGAAACTGTTCATGCTTTTAATCTATTGCGTGATCCGGCCTGTGAAACTATGAATGACAGTCCCTATCTTATTGTTAGGAAAATGATGGATAGAAAGGAGCTTGAGAAGGCATATGAAGATGACCCTGAAAAGCTTAAGGCCATAAAGGGAAAGTCGGAAGAGACATATGTCATTTTTGACACGAATAAGGGGAATCACCAAAAGACAAAAACTAAGGTTCTTATTAAAGAGGCCTATTTTCGTCCATGCCTTCAATATCCAGAGGGATATTTTTATATTTTTACAGAAGATGCCATTTTAGAACAAGGGCCTCTACCCTACTCTATCTTTCCAATTATGTGGGCCGGATTTGATGAGTTTCCAACATCAGCAAGAGCAAGATCCATTGTAAAAGTAGCAAGACCCTACCAAGCAGAAATTAATAGAGCTGCAAGCCAAGAGGCCACACACCAAATAACATTAGGTGACGATAAAATTATATACCAAACCGGAGCAACCCTATCACAAGGTGCTTTGCTACCCGGACGTTAGAGGGATATCCGTAAACGGAGCTGCCCCTACAATTCTCCCTGGTCGTACAGGATCTCAATATACAGAGTATATTGAAAATCAAAAACGAGAACTCTACCAAGCTTGTATGCTCGATGAAGTTACGGCCGAAAAGTCGATGACCCAAGACCCCTATGCCATGCTCTTTACTTCAATGAAGCAACGGGCAGTTTTCCAACCCTATATAGAAAAGTTTCAGGCCCTCCTTATTGATATATGTGAGACAACCCTTGAAATGGCGAAACATTATCTACCCGATGATGCCCTTGTCTCTGCAGTAGGGCGCAATGAGATGGTAAATATACCAGAGTTTAGAAAAACCACCCCGTTTTGCTACCAAGTAACTGTGGAACCCGTTAGTGACGATGCCGAAACACTTATTGGTCGCCAATTTGCGAACAAAGAGATCATGCAATACGTTGGGAAACAACTACCAACTGAGGTCATTGGGAAGATGATTAAGAATATGCCTTTTGTGAACAACGAGGACTCGTTTAGCCATCTGACTATTGATGAAGATAACGTCGATAATGATATGCTACTTATCGAACGAAATGGACAACCCCAGATTGGCAGATACGATAATAACAAGTTCTATATTCAGCGTCTAACCCACAGAATGAAGCAGCCAGATTTTCCCTTTCTTCCAGAAAACCAAAAAGAGATGTATAGGAAGTTTCTGGCAGANCATCAAAGTGAAGAGNNNAGAAAAGTNCAAGAGATTGAAGCTNCNCANAAAGANATGATACCAACAGATGGGGCCTTAATCACTTGCCAAATGCGAGTGGCCGACCCTGAAAACCCTGGGCAAACCAAGCAAGTTCGACTCCCTTACTCTACAATCATGGACACCTTGAAACGACTTGAAAAACAAGGAAAGACGCTTGATGAATTAGAGACAATCAATCAAGGGGCACTTGCAGATATGGCATCTCAGCTAAATGCAAACCCCCAACCCGAACAACCACAACAACCCGAACAACCACAACAACCACAACAACCACAACAACCACAACAACCACAACAAATGCCTCAAGCACCAATGGGGATTAACCAACAATAAAGGATCGCACCATGGAAACACAAAATGTTGAAAACAACACAGTTGACCCAAATGTAGTCGAGGGGGCACTCTCAACGGAAGAGACAAAAACAGAAACCACGGAGACAACGGAATTATCTCCAGAGGAAGAGACGACTACGGAGACAACGGAGGAAAATACTACCCCAGCATACGAACCAAAACTAAAGTTTAAGGTTAGAGATGAAGAACACGATATGCCCGAATGGGCCAAAGACTTTATCAAAGATGAAGACACAGAAAAAAACTTTGTAGACCTGTTTACTGCCCAAAAAGGCATTGAACTAGCTAAAACAGAAAGAGAAGAATACAAAGGAAAGTTTGAAGACCTAGAGGGAGCTGTCCTACACGTTTCAAAACTTGCAAACGAAGGGAAGATCGACCGCTTTATCGAAGAATTAGGACTTCCAAAAAAAGCATTTATCGACTACGCTATTAAAGAGCTACAATATGCCGAGCTACCAGAAAATGAGCGAAGAGAGATCGACGCCCAAAGACAAGCTGAGTTAAGTGCCGAGCAACAGAGTGCCCAATACGCCCAGATGCAACAGCAATATGAACAACAGCAAGTCCAAATGCGGTCGCTTGAATTAAATAGCACAATTCTAGGTAAACATGAGTATGCGGAAGCAGAAAAAGTTTATGACGACTCGGTGGGAACACCGGGAGCATTTAGAAGTCTTGTTGCACAATGTGGTAACTATCATTGGACACAAAACGGTCAAGATATCG